TGCTAATACTGATTGAACTGCATATCTTCTCAAATAAGTTTCCAATGCTCCTCTAGCTTGTATATCATTAGTTTTAGCTGGTTTAAATGGTGCAGAATTTGACTCTATGTATTCGCCTGATGAATGCTTTAGTTTAGTTTTTATATATACTTTATCATTACCTGCATCTTCTGCTGATTGCATTAGTATTAAATCATGTTTTGCTAATAATGGATTTACTGCTTTAAGAATTGTATCAAGGTTTGCATATTTAGACCTGAAAAATGGGTTTGTATTATCCTTTGGAATTGATTCTATATCTAAATGAAAGGCTATTAATGCTTTTGTTATCTCAATTTGACTATCACTCTCTTTTAATCCGTCTATTCTATCTGAATATAAATTTGATATATACGTCTTTATTTCCTCATTTACCACTTTCTTGAAACCATCATTCATTGTTTTTTCTTTAACTTCCATTCACATCTCTCCTTTTTAATAGATTATTTAATTTATAATTTAAAATGGTACATCATCATCACTTATCTCAATTGTCTTACCATTTTTATCAATATCTCTTTGTTTTTCTTTTTCATCTTTTTCTTTTATTTTTTCTCTCATTGCCTCTATATTCTTATCTGTGAAAGGATAATTTTTATCACTAAATATTTTGTCTCCATCTTTCAAAGGTTCATCGCCACCTTCTATTTCTAAAAATGTAAAAGCACTTTTTTTAATTCTTGAACCAAATCCTGCTGATTTACTAACAACCATAGATTTTACTGTACCTTCAAGAAGGCCAACATCTCCTATTTTATATAAACTTTTAAATCCTTCTATCATATCTTCATTATGTATTCTAAATGTCATATTACAACCTTGCTTACCATATTTATTAATTAAACCCTTAATCTCTAAATACTTACCTAAATCATCTTCTTTTTCTTCTATATTTTCAATTAATGTATATACTCTCCAGACCTGACTCGCTTTTATTGACTTTACTACTTCGCCTTTGTCATCAATAGGATTACCTTTGTCATCATATTTTTCTCTATTGCAAAAAGTTCCTGATATTTGGAATCGCTCTTTCTTTTCACCATCTTTATAATATAAGTTATTGTCTAATGAACAAACACATCTAACAATATCACCTTTTCCATCTTCTGCTCTAGTTTTTATTTCATTAGCTATTGTCTCTATTCCTAAAAACATTTGATTTGGTGAACCATCTGACTTAAACATTGATGTAAAGTAATCTACATTTACTGATTCGTTTGGTGCTGTTTCAACCTTTAAGGTAAATCTTATAGCTTCTTGGCCAGTTCCTTGATTCATTCTAGCTATATTTAAAATGTCTAAAACTTCTCCTGATACAAATACTTGATTATAATTTATTCTTTTTTCTGCCATACCCACTTCTCCTTTATATTTAAAATTTAATTGCTAACAAAACTATTACATCATTAATTCTTTATATTTTGGTAGTGTTTTAAAAAAGTCACACAGAATTCTCCATTCCTCCATTTTATGATTTTCTCTTTGATTTATCATAGATTTTATTTGTAGATAATTTAATGTAACTCTTGCAGTTAGCATCAATCCTGACGGGCAATTTGATATTATGATTTTCCAAAGAGTTTCTTTTGTGACTTCAACTTTTTCTCCATTTCTAAGAATAATATTATTAGAATTATTCAATTTCAATTCTTCAAAGTTATTGTACTCATGAATTAACTCATTTAGAAAATTTATTGTATTTTTATCAACATATTTATTACACATATCATCAAGATTAAATTTAGATAATCTATGCATTTTACTTTGACTAGACACATAATCATTATGATGATATCTGTCCCATTGTCTCCACATATATTCTGACCATTGTAAATCCATTTGAATGATAATTCCTTTAGAAAAGCAATCATGACCTGAACCTTGTTTTGATTTGCCTAATTGATTTGCTCGTTTTAAATCTTTTTCTGAAATGTTTATTTTTTTCATATCTATTACCTGTTGTTCATACATCGGATAACCACTTGCAATTATACTTTCTTTGATTCCATAAACATACACATTTGACACATCAATAATTCCTGGTATTTTTATTCCATTTACATTCAATTTATCAACTCCTAACCTTCAACTATAATATATCCTTCTTTATAATGTCTTCCCATGTTGTTTACTCTCTTATAATATTTATAATCACTCTCCCCCTCTAATTTTGGTACAAATACATCTATAGCATTAGAATTACCAAAATATTTATTAGAACCTCTATCTTTAACCACCTTTAAATTTCCATCAACTAATATTTTAGTTCCGAATTTAAGATGATTATTGGCCACAAACCCATATTGTAATTTTTCTCCTGTAGCTGTAATAGCTCCATATTCACTATTTTCACAGTTTAAAGAAGTATAGTAACTTACTTCCCATGTTACAGGAATTAATTTTTCTATTTTTATTCCTAAGTCCTTTTCTAAATTAATTCTCTTGATTTCTAATTTATATTCAGAACTATTTTTGTGTTGCTCCCACTCATATTTATACATTAAGTTAATATTTTTAGCTGTATCTGCTACAATATTTTTATCCATCCTGCTAGTACTCATTTCTTTAGTATTAGCAAATATATGTATGCTACTACCCATTACTAAAACACTTGTTACTAATATATTTCTCCACCTCATAAAGACCTCCAATCATATTAAAATGATAAATTTATTTATTATTTATTTCATCTAATACTAAATTTACTTGTTTCTTTGCTTTTTTAACTTCAATTCTTGCCAGACATAACTTAATACCTTTATTTAAATTAAATTCATCTGTATCATGGCAAGTAGAGGATGCTTTAAAATTTCCTTTTCTAACTTCTACTTTTTTCCCATTTGTTCTATATAGATATGCTCCAGAGAAATCTCCTCTTATAGACCATGCACCCCATTCATATTTTTTCTTTTGTTGAACAATTTCAAAATATGCTTCAAATTCACTATAGTTCATAAAACCTATTCCATAATCTGTTTTAAAATGTATAGTTCCATTATTTCCCACAGATGTAATAATAAATATATCTCCTATTTTTAACATCTCAAAACCTTGTATTTCTTTCATTAATCTTATTTTAGTTCCTTCTATTAACATATTTTCTTCATCCTTTCTATTCTATTATTATATTTATCAATTGCTTCTTGCTCTCTTTCATTGACATCTCTATTATATTTACCTTTAGCTTGGACTATTTTGCCATTTCTAACTTCAATTGTTACTAAACTTTTACTTGGATTATCCTTTTTTCTCATAAATAATATATGACATTTTCCATCTATAACATTTTGAATATAACTACTTACACAATTATTTTGTTGTACTGCTTCATCTTTAATTTCATTTGTATTTTTAGGGTATATAAATTTATAATCTTGATATGAATATTCTAGTGACTTGTCTATTCTTTTATTAAATACTTCTTCTTCAAATTGAGTTTTAAGACGATTATAATTTCGAGATGCTATTTTATGAGTTGTTAAGAAATGTCTTGGATATTTTTCATATTTATCACTTATTACACTCATCATAACAACATAGTCATATAATTCGTTTAGAGTGCTTTCAAGCCCATTTAATGCTTCATATGTCATCAGATTATCTATATAATTTATAAGTGATTGAGGTTTATATTTATATATGTCTATTAATCTATCAAATATCATTCTATCATAACCAGAATCAAGAATTGAAATTAAATTAGTTTTTCTTATTGAATTCAATTCTAAACTTAATAAATTATTATACAAATTTGGGTTTTTACTATACCCTTGTATCAATCGGTCACTCAAAGTAATACTATAATTCCTACAGATAGAAATAAGACCTTTAGGTATACTCTTAATATCACAATGTATCGGATAAATTATTTTTTTTAATCCTGCTGAGAATAATTGTTCATACTCAGAATAATTATTTATTTCATTTAAAAAACTTCCTATATTTCTTATTCTTTCAACCCTCCTTCCCCAAGCTCTGCTACTCTTACTTCTATTTACTCTTCCATCTACAAAATTTAAAAAACACTTATAATTTTCATCTTCAAAAGAATTTATTACCTCATGTAAATTATATCCTCTAAGTTGAGTACACACATCTTTTACAATCCTTCCAGATTTACCAACGTATTCTCCTGTTGCCAAATTATACTTTACATTCTTCCCATCTTCAAATTCAAATACTAAAAACTGTTTTTCTTTATAAGATTTCAAATATTAATCACTACCTCCTTTTTACCTTCTATGTTCTTGTTATATTCATAGTATATCATATACCTTCTATGTTCTCAATAGTTTTTTTTAATATTTTTAGAATTTATATATTTTTCTTTTAGTCCTTTATTATTTCTTATATATACAATATCGCTTATATGTTTTATATATTGTACATCATTAGATATTCTCATCAAACTTGTAAGAAAATAAATAGAATAACTTTTAGGAAGCCTTCTCTTAATAACTAAATCTATAGCTGTTTTAGCAGCATTATAACTTTTTAAGTGAGTGTGGCCTTCTTTAAACTCTTTATTTGTATTATAAACTATATATCCAGATTTTGATTTGATAATAATGTATTCTTTTTTCTCATAAATTTTATTTACACTCATTATATATCCTCTATTTTTTGAAGAACCATTTCTAATTCACTTGGTTTTTCACCTAATATTTCTTTTTTTTTACAAGTTGCTACAATTTCTTTTCTTACACATTCCCACTCATTAAGAATTTCTTCATACTCTTCATTTTCTTGTTTTAAAAAAGCATTTTCCTCTTTTAATTCATCGATTCTCATACTTAGGTCTTTTTTTTCTTCCAATAAGCTATAATATCTTTGTTCATCTATAAGTATTGAAATCACTACCTTTCACGAACTTCGTATATGCCATTTTAAGAAATCAATGTAATAAACACAAGCAGACTCTTATGTAAAGTCTTAGAAACGCATATACGAGGTCATATTCTTAATTTTCTATTTTCCAATATTCTTGTATCCACCATTCTGTTTCTGTATTGCTCCTAATCCATTTTCCATCTACTTTTTTACTTTTAGCTTTTTCTTTAATTGATTTTAAATAAACTAAATCATAAACATCAATTTTATTATCCTCAAAAATAGGTTTACTTACTTTGAAAATCTTTATATTTCCTGAACTTATATTATACAATGTGACTTTAGGAGAATATTTAGTATCTATATCTATTACTAAACAATACCTTGGATTTGAATTGCTATCTTTTATGTTACATGAACCCACAAACTCAAAATGAGCTTGTATTTTTTCATTGGTTGGTATATCTGTATTTTCAATTTGACTTTCAAGATAAGAACATAATTCTTTTGTATCAACTTCTTTAAATATTTTTTCTGTTTCTTTATTAGAGTATTTTCTCATGGTATTTATATTGCATGGTAAATTATCTCTTTTAAATTGTTTTTTACTATAGATTGAGTTATAGATATCATAAGTCTCTAAAAGTTTGTTGGACTTTCCAAATTCCTCAAAGAAATCTAGCTTAATCAGTATAGATAATTGTTTAGAGTTTATATGCCCCTGCAAATCTATTAATAGCTCTAAAAATGAATCATATTTATTATCTTTAAGAGAATATAGATACTCTCCTATATCAGAATTTAAAAATTTAATAGATTCAATGCCCTTGTAAATACTATTTGTGTCTCTATTAAAGAAGTATTCAGATTTTGAAAATCTAAATTTAGGATTTTCTAATTTAATACTAAAATACTCTATTTCATCTGTTAATTTTCTTGTTCTCTCTGTATCTTCATTATATAAATTGAATGCTACAGTATAATATTCCAATGGATAATGTGACTTAAGGTATGCACAGTATAAGC